GATTTTTTTTTGTAATTTTACAATATGTCAATATCAATAACAAAAAATTCTTTAAACGTAATAGCCTTAACTTTGTCTGAGTTAGAGGATTCTACTTTGGCGGTTAATTGGTTATTTAGATTTATTCATGAACAAGGCAAACACGAAAGTTTTGTTTATCTAGATGACTTGAATAGTTCAACTGCTAGGTATAATCTATTCAATCTATTGGAAGGAACAGATATAACATTTACTAAGTTAGGGAGTTATATTTATGAAGTTTATCAAATGCCTGATGGTGGGAGTTTAGATTATACTTTAGGGATAAGATGTGAGATTGGAAAAATGAATGTAAAAGATAGTATAATAGTTGTGCCTAATTCATTTGAGCCAACATTAATAGCAAATATATATGGTGGGGAAACAATCAGCTAGTTATAACGAATTTAGAGAAGTACCATTAATCGAACCTAGTGAAGTAGTAACTAGAGAAGGTTGGGTAAAATGGGGAAATGATAATCTTTATCCTCAGTTTTTATGGAAACTTTATTATGAAAGTCCTATTCATGGCGGTGTGGTGAATTCAAAAGTTACTTACATTACAAGTGGTGGATTGAAGTATAGCGGTACTGAAAATTGGGATGAGATTAATAAAAATGGAAGATCTAAATATACGTTAGATGAATTAGTGGAGCAGTTTGCTATTGATCAAGAAGTTTCTGCTAGTTATTACATTTTATGCAAGTACGATACTTTAAATGAGATGTGGAGTTTAGAACACATCCCATTTGAATTGATTCGAGTTAACGAAGCAGAAAATATTTATTATTATTCTGAGAATTGGGCCACGTCAAGACAAAACGATAAGACTAAATTCAAAACATATACAAGTTTTTTCAATAGAACGAGCGAAACAACTGAATGTATTTTATGCGTTAAAGATAAATCTAGACAATATACATTAGAACATAACAAGTTAACAAGCGGTTACTATCCTATTCCTTCATATAGTGGCGGGATTGATGCAATATTAACGGATATTGAGATAAACTTTTTTAGATTATCTGAGGTTTTTAATGGTTATAAGGGTGGAACAATATTATCACTTAACAATGGTGTACCTTCATCACAAGAAGAACAAGATCAGATAGTAGATAGTTTAAAATTAAGTGCAACAGACAAACGTAAACAAGGTGGAATTGGTGTAACTTTCTCGGATGGTAAAGATAGAGAGCCGAGTATAGTACAACTTAATGGAAATGATTTAGATAAAAGATATATAGCAACAGAAAGCGGATTGATGCAGAAAATTATGATCTCGCATAGTGTTATAAATCCAAAATTGTTTAGTGTTATGCAACAATCGACAGTATTTGATGCTGATTTAGTAAGTGATTTCGCTTTATTTAATGCTACTTACGCAAAACGTAGACAGAAAAACATTGCTGATTCGTTAACTTATGTGCTTACCCAATTAAATGGTATCACTGGAGAGATTGAATTTAACGAATATAAATTAAGTTTAGAGCAACAAATAGACGAAACTAACCAAGTAAGTAAAGCACTTAATTCAATGAGTCCATTAGTCGCTAATAAAGTACTTTCTAGTTTAACGAGTAACGAAATAAGAAACTTAGCAAAGTTATCACCTATTGAAGGTGGCGATACTATACCAACGTCATCAACTACATTCTCAGCAGATAAATCAACAGATGAAGTTTTAGAACATTTTAAAAATTGTGGATCATCAAAAGAAGGCATCACGATTCTGCATTCAGACGAATTCAAGTTTAATTCAGATGATGAAATTATAGATACTTTCTTTAAAGATTCATTTGCAAACGTAACAGAAACACAAGGACGTATTATAACGATGTTACAAAATGGTGAGTCTTACGATGCTATTGTAAAGGCTTTAGATTTAAAACCAATTGAAGTTACACAACAGATTTTAAAGTTACAGAATTTAGGTTATCTTGAAGGTGGGAAGCCAACAAGTAGAGGACTTAAAGAAACTGCAACGAGAGAAACTATTTCAGTTGTTTATTCATATGAAAAACGACCTGATGCACCTGACTTAGTTAAAGGGGGAAAGTCTAGACCATTCTGCGAAACATTGGTAAGAATGGATAAAGTTTATTCAAGAAGTGAAATAGATTCAATCAGCAACGCAATAGGTAGAGATGTTTGGTATTATAGAGGTGGATGGTATCACAACCCTGACACAAATAAAAATACTCCTTCATGTCGCCACTATTGGAAACAAAACGTAATAATTAAGTAATATGAGCAACGCTTTTTTAATTTCAGCATACAACCTTAAAGAACTTTCTTTAATTCATGGTAATGTAGAGGATAGTATCTTAACACCAACTATTAGAATAGTACAAGACACAGTTATTGAGCCTATTATTGGAACGTCTTTATATACTAGACTATTAGAAGGTATAGACGCAGACGATCTAAATGCTGATGAAGTACTATTAATGGATAGTTATATCATTCCTGTACTTGCGATGGGTTGTAATTTAGAAACTGTTTTAACAACTACCTACCAACTACGCAACAAAGCAACGGGAATAACTAACGATGAATGGCTTAAAGGTGCTAGTGAAAGCGAAATTAATAGGATTCAGGACAATTTTAGAAGTAAATTAGAACATTATAGACAGAAAATAATTAACTATCTTAAATTTAACTCAGGTAAATACCCTGAATACAACGATTATTTTAGTTCTCCTGATTCTTTTTTCGATTGTTTGACATTTGGAACGGAAGGAATAACACCTGATAGAGGACAACCTAAGGTAAATATATCATTTAGATAATGAAAACTCCATTAAATAGAATAAACAAGGAATTAAAAGCCATTTCTGATAGTCATTTACAAGTGAATGATTACCATTGGGGTGATTTTGTAGAGGCTATAAATGTTAAAACGGTTAATTATCCTTTATGTTGTTCATTTGCACAAGGAAATAGTTTTGCTAAAAACACTATTCCGTTACAATTAACTATTGTTATTGCTGATAAGTACCTTAAAAACCAAAGAGAAGGCAATTTAAACGACGTAGAAAGCGACACTTTGCAGATAGCAAGAGATTTTTACGAAGTTATAAATAGTTCTCCTAGATGGAATAGTTTAGGTAGAGTAGATTCTGCAACGTGTAGCAAGTTTCTAAACAAAGGTGCAGACGAATGTGCTGGATGGATATTAACAATAGGCTTTACATTAAGAGATTCAGCAAGTATTTGCGATCTTCCGATGCAAGGATATGATTTCGAGATCAATTCAAATATGCAAATATGTGCAGATGTAATTATAATTAATTCAGATAATACATTTAGTTATGTTGCATCTAGTGGTGATACTTATATACTTCCTGACACAACATTTACTGTTAATGTAAATAGTGTATTTAAAGAAACTATATCAATACCTACTTTAGGATGAAAAACTATATCAATCCATTAGCATTTACTGACGAATTAACTACGTTAGAGAGTAACGATACTATATTAGTAAGACAATATAGCAATAGTAAAAAAAACACAGAAATAAGTTACTCTAACCTAGTGTTAAATATTGGCGGTGGAATAACAGATGATAACCTTATATTTATAAATCAAAAGTCAGATCTTCCAACTCCTTCGGGTGGTGTTATAACTTTATTAGATAGTGTATCTTATTTCTTTACTGCAACAGTCGATTTATTAGGTGATAGATTAGTATGTGGATTGAATACCGTTATACTAGGAGCATCTTCTGAAAACTGTTACATCAAATCTACGGGGTTAAGTTCATCTACTGCCTTAATTACTTCTAATTATTCTTTACCTATTCGTAATATTTCATTCACACACGGTAAAGTATTCAATTTAGATGGTGATGGAACAACAACCGCTATTGATTGGTTTGGTATTAACTTTGTAGATTGTGCGACAGTTGGAACGATTAAAGACTATACTAACTTTGTGATGGGTGATAGTGCTTTTCTTAATTCAAGTGGGATGACATTTGATGGAAGCATCGGCACTATTGCATTTGGTAACTGTTTGTTTGATTGTTCAACTGGTGGAACTGCTATAACATTAGCATCTACATTAACTGTCAGTAGACGTTTTAGAATAATTTACAGTTCATTCGTTACATTGTCAGGTGAAACTTCTTTAAATGTTTCAGCAAGTGCGACTATCTCAGACGAGAGATACATTTTAGATACTGTCAATTTTTCAGGTGGTGGTACTTATATTTCGGGAGTTACTCAAACATCGAATAAAACACTATTTACTAATTGTGTAGGTATAGCGAATACAAGTACTAGAGGGTTTTATTACATGGTTAATAATACAACGGATACACCTATCGGAGTGCCGAATGTTAATACTTGGGTGAAAGCATTAGGAACAACAACAGCAGATTCAAATAATTCTAAATTTTCACATTCAAACAATAGACTAACTTATTCAGGTGCTTTTAATACGTCGTTTTTAATTACTGTGAACACCGCAGTAAG